TATCAGGCTAAAAACGTTATTGCCAGAAGAAATAGAAATTTACATGCCCGATGTGCCATTGACGACGGCACAGACGATGAACCTAATGCTGAGGTTGACCTTGCAGAGAGGGGAAAAACATTTCACCTGGCAGCATCTAGACGGGGTCTTGAACGATGGAGTAGGGCCGGAGCTTCAAGCGATGGCAGCATCCAGAGAGGAACCATGGGGCATTATTTATACAAATCATGATGTGTTTGCGGCGTGGAGCTGTCAGGCGCTGACAGCCCTGGCGGGCTATGGGCAAGCGCTACGGGGTGCGGGGCCGTGGGATTGGTATCAGTACCCCTATTATTTCCTGGACAACGATATTCACGAACGGCTAGAAAAAGCGGGATACCCCTGCATAGAGTCCGGCTTGGGGCACAAGGTCAGCCATGAGGCAAGCAGCACCATCAGGCTAAATAATAAGCCTGCGGCTCATGGCGTAATCTTTCGAGCTTCAGAGCAGCTATGGAATTCAAGAAAATGACCTATGCTCTCTTGCTCTGTGGACAATATCGTAACTTCAGCGATCGCTTGCCATCGCTGAGTGAACACGTTCTCAAACAAGACGACTGGCATATTTACGCCTACTGCCAGGAAGAAGACCCCAAGGACGGGGAACGACTAGAGGCTGATCTGTCGGCATGGCCCCATTCCATCATTTGTGAACCTGTAGCAGATTTTGATGAGGCTGATTACCTCACGGAAAACCCCATCCGCGACTACTACGGAGACTTAACCCCACTGCAGGCCCATCTTAAAAAGCTATGGGGACTTAAGCGAGTAACTGAGATGCTAGAGGATGAGGGGCGAGAGCATCCCCTATGCGTCAGAGCCAGGTTTGATAATGAGTATCTGACCCCGTTAGAACCTCTCGAAAGCTTTGATCCACATTGCCTGTACGTGCCTAAGCATGACAACTGGGATGGCTACCATGATGGGTTTGCCGTAGGTGGTACGCCGCTCATGCTAGCCTATGGCACGCTATTCGATACGGTTAGCAACAACTGGCAGGCCACGGGCATGATCAAAGCTGAGTGCCATGTCAAATGGCATCTAGAGTTACTTGGAATAGAAGTGAGACGGACTTCTATAACGTCACAGAGGATTAGACACGGGGAAGTGTGGGGGCCGTGTTTTCATAGCGATCGCGGCGATATCCTAGACTGAGCAATAAAAAGCCCTTGAGCCTCTAGTCCCAAGGGTCATGTTCTATTCTTTTGGCGCTGCTCAAGCGTCTGGAAACATGATAGCAGAGGAATTAGGAGATGGGTACAAAACGCAGAATCAAACAAAAAAAGACCAGCAATGTAGACCCGTTGACGTTACTGGTTAGTCGCTATATTCAGAGAGAGGCAGCCAAAAAGGAATGCCCCTGGTTTGATTTTTTCTTGGTAGATCTAGGAGAGATGTCGGATTGCTTGCAATGGCTCGGCAAGGAAAGTCTGAGCAAGGAACAGCAGGTAAACAAGTTGCTAGGTCGGGTTACTCAACTAATTGGCATTCAATTATTTCTTTACTGGGAACAGGAAGACGGGCGAGTATTGTCAATAAAATCAGCCTTGTGGCATGTCCTAGATGAGACAGCCGTTCTCCACACAGACGGATCAAAATATAGCCATGCGATTGAAATAACTGCTGGCAGAGGGCTTAATTCTGCGCATTTGGCTGAAGACCTTGAGGATCTTGCCTTGCGTATTGAATCTGATGATTTTGATAAGGCAGCCATGACTCAGCTTACAAATGAGCATCTTTCTTGGCTGGCCGCCCAGATCTATTCCAAGGGCAAGCAACCAACTCCTGAGGGCAAGAGTCCTAGGAATTCCGTTGCTCCAATTCGCCCGCCAGTTATATAGAGCTTTTAGGCTTCTTCGGCGTCATTGGAGGTTTCCGCTTGGGCATTGTTTTTGGCTTCTCTTTCGTCTGAGGCATTGGCTTGTTCCTCTATTAATATCCCGTTAGAGATCGCTAGCGGGGTTGGCATCGCATTGGCTTTCTCAGCTTGTACCCGCTCCATGATCTCTTCTACGTCAGTATTCGGCGGCAACTGTTTACCCATCTTGAGCAGTTCTAACAGGGTTCGATGGTCGATCGCTCCCTGACTCCAGAGGTTCAACAGGGATCCCATTTCCTGAGCATCTAATGGTTGGGTCAGCAGCGACTCATCCTGAACCACCTGGGCACCGCTACTATCTTCGCTTGTGAACAGACACCAATCACGGATCAGCGACAGGATAGCCTGCGCCTTAGTCCGGGCGAACCCATTTAGGCTGGCGCTGGCTCTGGTGGCTGATAACCACGCTTCAGTGGCGCTACGCTCAACCGTGCCACCGCCCAAGAACCCTACGCCTTCCTCGTCTATTTCCCGTTTGGTCTGCTCGATGCTAGTCTGTAGCGATTGGATGCCCGAACCGCCAATCTCGACCACTCCCACCTCATCAGCACTGCCCCCTTCAGGATTGCGAGATAGCTCTATGACATGATTAGGGCCAAAGACGATCGGTGGTCGTTGATCGAAGGGCAGATCAGAAACCCTGTAAACCGTGGGGGCATTAACCCGATACTGAATCGTGTCCAGGTTGCTTTCTTGCCTAAATAGCTTGATATTGAGTTCGGCTGCCTTGAGCAGAAAGGGCAACTGTGGATCGAGATCGCTAGGGAATGGTGCGGAAATATCGGGGTAGGCAATGAGGGGTATTCTCTCAATAGGGGCCGTCATCTCTTGAACAGGCACAGCCTCGCCGCGATCGCTCAACCTAGAAACCGATAGCGAGACACCCTCAGGCATCAACCTAAATGTGTGATAGTAAGCTTGTTTTTTCGTGCCATAAGCGCCGTCCGGTTCTTCTTGGTACGCCTGGATGGTTACTTGCGCCAGGGTTACGCGCCCTTGCCTAACCTCGGTTCTCCAATTTAAGACATTACGCCGATCTATCAGCGTCCATTGTGGATAGGTTCTCGGATCGGCGGCTGTACGGTCGGCCGCTTCATCGAGAGATAGCCTCACGTTATTAGTGAGGATATAGCATCCGCCATCCCTCAGGGCTAACTCGTCAGCGTGACGGAAAAACCCCTTAAAATCAGCGCCAGTGCCATTTAACCCCAGGCCGTCTTCGTTCGCCTGCTCAAAGCTGGCAGGCAAGTCCTCAACCTCAAACGAGGTCAGCAGCCCGCTAATGCTTTCAATCTGACCACGGAATTTGTTATTAAAAACTGCCCGATCTACGCGATCGTCATAGGCGATCGGGGGTTCCTGAAAAGCCCGTGGAAGATAATCGCCCTTACGCAAATACAATCCGTTCCAGCAATCTAGAACCAGCCGTAACGATGGCTGTAGGAATGCTAGCGACGGATGTTGATAGTTAGGATGCTTAGGATCGTTCATGCTCTCAGGATTCCCTATCCCCAATAAGCGGTAGATTGAGCCATGCCTATCGTGCGGGTTGCCATTAGGTCAGTGATGGCCCAAACTAGTGCATCAAGACGGTTTGGCGATTTCATACCCGGTTGCCACGTACATAACTCCCGTTCTAAGTCCGGGAACGTCCCCACATGATGCACCCGCCCATCTTGATAAAGCTGGTGAACGGGTTCAGCCCTGACGATCTTCCCCCGGCTAGCCGTTACCTCTTTCACTCCGACACCTGGATCAACGTTGCGAATTCCAGACTTAACCATATCGCCGCCATAGTTTGTTTCCACGACTAGCGTATCGGCGGCGATGCCTTGGCAGCGATCGCAAGCGCGGCGCATCCACTCATCAGGCGTGCCATACCCGCTATCATCATGCAGCACATAGTAGTGGTCATCAAAACCACGGGCTACGGCTACAATTCCCGCCTCAGTAGCGCCGCCTGGGGGGTCAACACCAATGACCACACGACGCAACCGAGGGGGAGCAGATGACACTCTATAGGGGTCAAGATCACGCGACCGATCCCACAATCCACCAGCAGGCTTATCCTCATGTTGTGATTCGGTCAGGAAGGTAGGCAAACCCCAGGCGTTAATTTGTCGCTCCACCACATCCAGCCCTTGACCTTGTGCCCATGTAGGTTTACCCCCCGTCACCCGATAGTAAACGCCCTCTGGCGTTACCACGCGATCGCACTCCAGGCCAATAACCGCCGGTTCCTGCGTGACATGAGCGCCTAGCAAAATCTCGGCTCGACCATCAGCAATCCGAGCGATCACACTGTCTTTATGGATTCTGTTCTGGACAAATAGAACAGTTGCATCAACTGAACCCGCTGGCAGAATTGCGCTACTGATGGTTACTAGTTTTTTAAGGACGGCCTCTGGGCTATCGTGTTCTCCATCAATATCGTCCAGAATAATCAGATCCGGCCTGTTTTCCTCCCATCGAGCACCCCGAACTCTGGCATTCAGTCCCACCCCCAGCACCGAAAAACCATTAGCAGTCTGTAACTGTTTAGCCGTCCAGTTAACAGAAGCGCTATAGGCGTTAACAGCTCGATGGAGGCCGATCTGCTCCAGCAGCGCCGCAATGTTTTGTACGTGGTCGTCTGCTTGGTCTTGGGTGCCACAGACGTAGAGCGCAAAACGCCGTGTCAACGCACAGGCAAGATAAGCACAGGCCTTTTCAGCAATATCCGACTTTGCCCCGCCACGGGGCCATATCTCTAGACGACTTTGGGCCGGCTCTCCTAGGCGTAAGCTTGATGCCCAATTCCATACAGCCATGTGGCGATCGCCTGTTGGAATTCGAGCGGCTGGCAAAACTCTTTGCAGGAATGTAGATGGATGCTCACCGGGCAACGGTCGGAGGTTTTCAGGCAATGCGACGTGTCGCTTTTTGCAGCGACGGCGCTGCTCTATCTCAACCAGCACCCTGAGCCGCTGGTTATAGCTAACCGAGCTAACCACGGGCTAACCTTTCTAACTCAGCGTCAGTAAGGCTAGACAAATCAATCTCTTGCCGTTGAGTAGCTAAACCCTCGGTCAATCGTTCGTATTCCAAGGCTAACCGCAGGATAGCGGTGGCTTCGCTTGGCTTCAGGCTAGCCGGATCGTAAGACTGAAAAGCGCGCATAGCGATAGCGCCAATCTGTCTCAGCGCTTTGCTGTGCCGGGTCAACATTTCAGCAGTGTCGATGATTTCGTTGGCCTTCCTGATTACGTCATCCACCTCTGGAGTGACAGCCTGCGCAAGTGCAATGGAATTGTACTGGAATCGACGGCGCTGATCAGGCCAGTCATGTTGGCTGCTGCGGTTCCTGAGCGCTGAGTACGATGGCGCGCCCTGTACTTCTGAGATTTCGACAAGCTCCATACCCTGGATGTATTTACGTCTCCACTTGTCCCAATCGACTTTTTTGCCCATGGCTAATGAGTGCGATTAATAAGTAACTCTAATTTCAGTATGCCCCATTCAAGGTTAAGTCGCCTTAATCGCGTGATACTCCGACCTCCCTTGCTGTATCAACTTGTGTCACTCCATCAGCAAGCAAGGCGATCGCTTTTATTCGTATCCATGAGGTTGGGGTGCTGATTACCGATGGAATAGTTGATCTTCAAAGGTGTCCGGCTAGTTCTGCAACTCCGCCCGTGTATTCTTCCCAACGCCGCAGGATGACCTCTGTGTATTTTGGCGTTATCTCTAGTCCGTAACAGATCCGATCATTTTTCTCGGCAGACAAAAGAGTTGTTCCGCTCCCCAGAAAGGCATCGAAAACAATATCGCCCTTCTTACTGGAATTAAGTATCGCATTGTCAACCAATTCGACAGGCTTCATGGTGGGATGGGAAGAAGATGCGAGAGGTTTTTTTACAGGCCAAATAGTGGTCTTAAATTGTCCCTCCCCATAGAATATGTGCTTTTTATTCCAGGTATACAAAATCCCTTCGTGCTGATACTCGTAGTCAAGCCGCCCCATGGAAAAGGTAGGTTGCAGCTTGTCCCACAGAATGAGATGTTTTGTCTGAAGTCCAGATTCCCCCATCATCGCAACTACCATTGACATCAGGGGAGGGCAAGTAGCAAAGCAAACATAATAAGAACAGTGATCCTGAGATTGAGACTTGATCGCCTTGAATACTTTCACTAATTTTGCCCCAAGATCGTCAATGGGAATGTCGTCATCAACTATGCCTGAATCAACTCGCGAGCTCTTATCGAATTTGTTCAGTAAGGCATTCTTGCCCCCAACATCGACGCCATAAGGTGGGTCGGTAAACACAAGATCGATTTTATTACCATTCAGCAATCTAGCAATAGCCCCATCGGCACCGCTATCACCACAGGCTAAACGGTGCCTACCTAGCGCCCATATTTCGCCTACCTTGCAGCGTGGTTCAATCTCGCCTTGCTCTGTCCGATCTATCAGATCTACAGTGGTCGTTTCATCTTCCTCTTCAGTGGGTAGCTGTTCCTCCTCAACATTCCACTCTGCCATTTCCTCTGGAAACCACATCGTATCTATGTCAATCGCACCCTCTGAATTCCACTCCTCCAAAACTTCAGTGTCCCAATTAAGGCTCACTTCAGCAACGCGATTAGCATAGACAGAGGCAAGCCTAGCTTTAGGATCATTCGCCGTAGCAATATCGGTACGCCTGAGAATAACCGGACGGGTGCCATCGGTATCGACCACGATAGGCTTAACGCCATCAAAAACCGTGGCAATTTTTTCCAGACGCAAGGAACCATCAAACATTTCACCATCGGCGGCACACGTCGCGGCTCCAATCCACCCCACCTTTTGCAACGACTCCTCAAGCATTCCCTCACCACGAGGGCTATGCCGATTTGCGTTGATTTCCTGTGGCCTGAAATTGTTGATCTCTTGTTCCGATATAGCGTCGTAAATATCAGTCATGTGTTACAGGGTTAACGTTCTTCTCATTGTACCGACAAAAACAAACCCCCCCCGCAAAGCGAGGGGAGGGAACATTATGAACACTTCAATTTTGCCAGAAGTTCTCACATTTTGTGAGAACTTCAAGTCACAGCTACCACGGCGGCAAAATATGGATCATGTGGCTAGAGCGCTCAGTTCGCCTGCGGGCATTCTGCAGATCGAATTCTACGCCTGCAATGGGGATAACTTCGTCTGGGGTGCCCATAAATGTTTGCTCGTTAATTAGTTGAGGGGTAGTTGCACCGCAGTCAATGAATGGAGCTTGCAATTCCTGATCGCTGGTTCGACTTCGGCCTCCCCCTCACAAACCATTGTACTCATAGCTTGTGAGGGGGTAATCGCCTAATCGCGGTCAAAATCGCTAAAACCCTTCCCGACAAAGGATTTAAGGGTAATCGCCTGATCCGTCTGGGTTGATGGGTATCGACAGATCGCCGTTAGGGGCGATGCCCCATTCATTCATCAGAATGTGCCTGTAAAAGTTCTCTTTCTCCATCTGATGCTTATAGAGCTTTATCAGGAATTCTTGAGCTTGCTCCAAGCTCATCCTGTTTACCTGATCTTCAAACGACCTGAGACTAAATTGCTGCTCTAGCGTTAGTGTTGTGGGGTTCATGATCCGCCCTCAATATATTTTCAGAGATTTTAGCAATGATCGTTGACCTGCATAAGCAAAGTCCTATGCTATCCAGTAGCTTACTGATGTCTCCCCCGTTGGTAGCTTGGATAGCTAGCCTGCCATCCCCTGAGCAGATACACAAAATTTTTATTGAACAACGGAACCAGATAGCGATCGCTAACAAAGGGCTGCTCTACAAAATCGTCAATAGATTTTCTCGAAAAAACCAGATCCCCCTAGAAGATCTGGAATCTGTTGGGATGATTGGACTACTTAAGGCAATTGAATTATTTGAGCCAGAGCGAGGCTATCAGTTTAGTAGTTACGCAGGCGCCAAGATCAGAGGGGAGTTGCTGCACTATCAGCGAGACAAGTGTAGTCCTGGCGGCCTGAAAATACCTCGCAGATGGACTGACCACAAGGGCAAGCTAGAGAGGGGGGAGCCTTGCCGCGCCGTGCCAGATAACGAGCGGGCCGACGCATTGGAGGCGTTGAAATATCAACAGATTGCTAGCCTAAATCGTCAGCCATCTGAAGACGGATCAGGGGCAATACCAGATAGAAGGATGTCAGGCGATCCCAAGCTGACCAGTCTTGACCTATGCCATTCTTTAGGATTCCAGACGCGGCAAGGATATTTCAACGCGACAAGGGCATGTAAAATTATCAACCCTAGCAAAAGACCCTATGATTTCCTGAGATTAACTGGCACACGCAGGAAGAAACTGGCACAAAATACGGGCAAATCCCGCATTTTAAGAAAAAGGGGCAGAGATGGCTCGACCTGGCTACATTATGAGCTTGCCGCCGATTTCATGATCTGGCTATCGCCTGAAAGCCGAGATAAGTTGCTATCAGTATTAAGTGCTGAGCTAGTCGATCTGTATGATTAGTGAATGAGACAAGGCGTAAAAAAAGTGGAACTTCAGTTAATCACCGGATCTGGAAATCTAGACAATTCGGGGGCACCCTGCGCACCCATACTGGAGTCGTTTTCTGGCGATCCGCACCCTAACGTAGTGCCAGGACTAGATGCCTCTCTGTGCAGGTGCTCTGAGTGCCTACAGAGATCACCTACAGGTATCTGGTGGGTAAACCAGCAGATGCGAGAAAAACTCTGCCCATCCCGGAAACGAAGACAAAAGACAAAAGCCCCCTTACTGGAGTAAGAGGGCCGGCGTGTTGGAGTGTCAAGTTTAGCCCCTTGAGTATAAATCAATTTCTCAAGAAAAACTCCCACTACTTAGCAATGGGAGTTTTTTTGCGTGCGTTGCTATCAAAACCATAACTCAAAACAGATCATGGCGCCCCGCTCCCCACTCTCCCTGGTCAATCCGCTGATCGTAGCCAGCTAAGTAATCGCAATGGGAGAAAGCGGGCCGCTGCCCAAACAGAGCATCAGCAGATCCTAGTCGCCGCCACTCCGCAGAGGTACAAAGGTCAAAGCCATGATCTTCAACTGGCGGAGTATCCCAACGACGCTCAACAACCTTTACGCCAAACACATCCAATTCTTGAAACACAAAATCTTCAAACATAACTCACCTTTTCTTAAGTCTCTGTGCCCCTGTTATTAACCATAGTACCATTGTTTCTCCACTGTCGCAATGTTGACACAATGGAGAAATAATGGTAGTGTCTAGGTGTTGACTGACTAGGGGGTGTCAATGGGCAAAAGCAAAGAAAAATCTATGGGTTTACCTGAAAAGCGGGCATTTCAGATCTATCTGAATGTAGCCACGATCGAGATATTGCGAGAGGCGGCCCAAAAAAGTCGCCGATCTATGTCCGGCTATGTAGAGCATTTAATATTGCTAGACGCAGGGGGCAACCCAGGAGTAGACTGAACAAACCGAGGGGTGCCTTACGACAAAAAACCCTCGGTAAAATTACCGAGGGTTTCATTCAATTAAGGAGACAGAGACAATGAAAACGCCGCATGAAAAACCAGCAATTTCTATAAGTCATCCGTTGCCATACAGTATAGCAGGTAAGTCTGTATTGAAGTGGCAATTCAAGTACAAGCATGGGCAAAATCCCCTGAAGCATAGTCTAGAAAGACAATTTCCAGACGGGCTAACGATTAAAGCCTACCAGCCCCCCGACTCGAATACATTGGAGGGATCCGCCTATTATTTGGGCTTCGTAGAGGTGGAGGGAGAATTCGTGCCTGACGATTCTTTCAGGTCAGCGATCATGATCCTGGATAGCGAGATCCCGGTACAGTGCTGGGATGCGTGGTTTAGATACGGTAAAGTTGTCCTCGATTATGAATGGCTAGAGCCTTTTGTTTGCATAAAATCACTAGAGCCGCGCGAGCCAGAGCAACCACAGGAGCAGGTGGCAAGACAAGAACATCCGAGAGAGACAGACTTTGCTGGAAAATTCCAGCCTGCGAGAATTTGGTCAATGAACAGTATGTTTGATCGTCCAGACAATACAACAGAGATAGAGGTGGTTGAAGAATTTCAACTAAGGCAGTTGTCAGCAGGGGCGCGAAGGATGGCCGAAGCCTGGATCATGGACGATTGCTACGACTTGGTGTCCGGGCACGACGATCTTATCCACGTGGATGACTACACTGAGGATCTGGTTGAGTCAGATATCCCCCTCCTGCAACAGATACAGGACGTAGTTCGACGGTCTGGAGCTACTAATCTACGAACTGCGGAGTACATCATCAATCTAGAAGCGCGGTTAGCCAGACTAGAGAGAAAAATGGAGCGCTCGTAAGCGCACAGTCTACCAAAGGCAATAGAAGGAGAAAGACAATGACTGAAGAATTTGACCTGAATAGCCTATCGGAAGTGGCATCACGCCTTGCTGAGTATTGGATCAAAGATCCCTGCTATGACCTGTGGAGCGCGGTAGAAGATGCCGAGGGAGCAAGCAGCTCAGATGCAGCCCTTTGTCGCAAGATAGATGAGGCCGTGCGGCGGTCTGGGGCCAATAATCTGATAGCGGCTGAGTACATTATCAATTTAGAAGCTCGGCTAACCCGAATAGAAGAGAAGCTCTCTATGTTGAGCGGGGGCCACGATGCAACAAGCTAGCCAACAGCTCAGCCTTGTGGGTAGTTCTCCTGAAGCGCCACGCGATCGCCGCGTGGCTAATGACTACTATCCTACCGACTGGAGCTGGCAGAATCAGGGGCTTACTAATCCGTTTCAATACCTAATCGACTGGAGATGAAGATGACACTCTACAAAGGAAAAGCGGTTCTGGTGAGCCAAAGCTTTTTGAGGCAGATAATCCGATACACGGGGAGCAGCAAAGAGGAAATTGAAGAGAAGGCGCGTGAGGATTGCGTTTACTACGGCTCAAAATTGGAAAGCCTCACATTTGAGGAGATGTCGGCTGAGTTATCAGAGTTAGAGGCGTAAAACAGCAAACAATTCCGACCCTTCAGGGCATCTACAGTAGAAATCGAAAATTAAGATTAGCGAGAGCGAGTCAGACATGTCTACGATCCACTGGTTTAAGTGCAAGCATTCAATTCCCGACGATATCAGAATCCGCAGTTTCACCCCCGCCCAGAAATGGGGATGGTTTTCAATCCTGTGCCTAGCCAGTCAATCGAAGATTCGGGGCGTCGTGAACAACGACGAAGAAGACATATCAGCCTATCTTGGCTTCAGTACAGACGAATGGCTCATTTTCAAAGAGAAACTGATCGCTAAGGGCTTAGTTCTTGTGAACCCAGATGGCAGCCTTTTTATCGTTGATTGGGAGGAGGAGCAGCAGAGACCATCTAGCGCAAAGGAGCGCGTTAACGAGCGCGTAAAGAAGCACAGAGAAAGCAAAAAAAAGGCTGGCGCAACACGTAACGCGGATGAAACGCGATGTAACGCGGAGTGTAACGCGGATGAAACGCGATGTAACGCGACAGATAAGAGTAGAGTAGAGGAGATAAGAGTAGAGGAGATAAGAGAAGAAGAGATACATTCTGATCTTTACTCTCACATTCCGGATCCGGAAAGTGAGAGTGTAACAGCAAGAGAAGAATTTGTAACAGGCAAACTTGAACAGGGTGTAACGCTCTCGCCAACACTCACCCCTGTTCAACAAACTGAGCAAAGGTTTCGAGGCCAAGACTTTTTGCCGCCGTGGAAAATCGGCACTGGCCCTAACGACTGGAGTGAGCCAGTTCTGACGCTTGTGTCGGGATGGATGAATTCTATGCGGAGGGGAAGGGGCCAGCCCCAGGCTACGAGAGCAGATGCGATCGCGTACATCTCCAAGCGATCGCACCCGGAAGCCGAAGGACACCAGGCGCTTATTGAGCGGATCAATGAGCTTATGAGCCAAGGCTCGACAGAGCAGACCGTTTCAACGGCTCGACAGCAGTGGAAAGAGGAAAAAGCGAAAAGGAGACAGGCGAATGCTAACCTTCGATAACTTCAACGGAGAGCTGGCTGACCTTTGCCAGATTAAGGGCTGGCGTATTCTTGACTCTTCGGCTTCAAGAGCGTTATACGAACAATTCCCGGACAATATTGACCTGGCTTTGTTTTTTGAGAGCGTGTCGGCCATTATTGCCAGCGAGGAAAGAGGAAGCCCTAGTACGCTGCTGCACACATACCGGGCGCTAGAAAGGGCCAAGGTTGACGCGGCGCGATCCACAGAGCGACTGGAGCAGGAACGCCACCTAACGGATGGAATCGACCTAGACGAGAGGACTACAGCGATCGCTCAGTTCTGTCGCCAGCAGCGGGCGATACGTGAGGGCACTAAACCCAAATTCAAGGCCCAGTGTCCCCACTTACAGGATGATGGCCTACCGCTTTGCGAAGACAGAGGACTGCGGCCCCTTGGGGTTCTGCCCCGGCTCTGTCTCTGTTGGCATGAGTGGTACATTCGCCCTCTGACAGAGGAGGACAAGAAAAAGGCCACTTCACCCGTTGTCGCGGCCAGACAGATCGGCTTGCTGCCATGAGCGTCACTGACACGCTGATAGAAACCCGCTGGCAGTGTGAGGCAGAATTAAACCGCCTGGGGCTAACGTGGAAAAGTCCCCGCGTCAAGCTTTATATTATCCGCCTAGCACAGGCTGATGGGCGGATAAGCGATGGGATACTGGCAGACCTGTCTCTTGACGCGATGAGGGCCATGCTGAAAAAACTCAGGGACGCAGAGTAAGATTACCTAGGGGAATATCCCCATTACTTAGGAGACAGACAAGATGACAACTCAAGAAACCGCCCCAAACTTAATTGTTCTGAGAGAGATTTCAGATAGTTTGAAGCTAATCGCCCAGGCATTGTCCCCTGATAAGCTGGGAATTCAGCCTTACTCAACGGTCATCTATGCGAACCCAGACGGTGGTTCCGGATGGTATACGCTAGGCGATGCTGACGGCGCCGGGGTCAGAGAAAAGCAGCACGTTAAAGGCACTGTAAAGGGTTACTTAGCTGACCTTTCCTTCATAACCAAAACAACCAACAACGGAGAGAGCGAGAAAATGCGGCTCTCTCTAAACTGTGGGGCGAGTGGCTACGTGATTATTGAGGCTGGCGCTGATGCCAACTTTGCAAAATCGCTTCTCTATCAGCTTCTAGCTGTGAATCCAGCAGATCTAGAACTGTTGAAGAAGCCCGTCACCATTGGCAGTTATGTCAGCAGGACTAAAAAAGGATTCAGTCTTTTTTCGTTACTGACTCTGGCTAATGGAGAGAAGCCCTACAAACCATGGGACGACAATGATGATCTAGAGCAACTAAAGAAAGACGCGCTTGTTATCGTCAAGACGGCTGCTGGCCTTGATACTGCTGGGTTCGATCCGGCGTAAGCCTGTTGCCTTGACCATAAAAACCCCCTGAGATGACCTCAGGGGGTTTCTTGGTATCTACCCTTTACTATTTTAGCCCAGCCATAAATCTAGAGATAGAATCTAGGCAAGGAATACAGATGTGCTTATGGAATACCGTTGTACCATAACTGAGGAGTCTTATAACAAGTACTTCCACCAGGAATGCTGGTGCTGTGGCCAGCGCATCCAGCTAGACCCAGAGGACTCGATCGCTGTGTGCTTGTCGAAGAAAGGGGATAGCGATCGCCATATTTACTATTCAGAGCTAAGGCTTATTTTAGAGGCTTTCGAGGTGCTACTGCCCATCCCGCCCTATAAATTTAAAGAGTGAGCAGTTAGTTGCATAACCCTACCTACCGCTACAATCTAGAACGACGCAAGGTGCTCTGGATGAACCGTGCGGCTGAGACTTTTTTTGGATATGCTCACTCATATTTGACTAAGCTCAAATCGGGACTACTGGAGCTGGTTGTATTTCCAGACGATCTAGGGATGGCCTATGACCACCTAGAAATAGCTCGAAAACTAGCAGATGGGGAAACACACTGCTGCGCCCTGCGAGTTATTCCAGGAAACTCAATATCTTCTCTGACAGCAAAGTTTTGTTATATCTGCGTAGAGCATGACGGGGAGCAGGCTGTCGAGATTGAGGTTTACGTCTATAAGATGCCGACGTATGAGTACGATATGAGAAACTTGCTTAAGATGGCCGTTCCACGCGGTGAGCTGGTCTTGTACTATCAGCCAATTTGCGATCTAGCAACTGGCGAACTGTGCGGCTATGAGGCGCTGGCTAGATTGAAACGGGGCACAGAAATCTTTGCTCCTAACTTTTTTCTGCCGCATTTAGACGGGCAGTTAGAAAAAGACTGGGTTGCACAGCAGATCGATCAAATCGGCGTAACCCTGGATAAGCTGCCCCCTCCGCTTTGGGTTAGTCTGAATGCGTCTGAGCAGGTTTTAGCAACTGGGCTGCTAATCACTTTATTGGAAGGGCATCGCCACATAGGGCGGATCGGGATCGAGGTTTTAGAATCAACTAGCCTATCTTGTCCAGATGCCGTGAAAAACCTTCACCTGCTAAATACAATGGGAATCATTCTTAAGGCAGACGATATCGGGAACAAGGAAACTGGCGGAGGGCTAGACCGTCTACTAGAAGAAGATTTATTCTCGGTTATCAAGCTTGACGGCGAGCTAACCCGTCACTTGAATGAACCCAAAAAGGCGAGTATCACAAAACACCTGCTGGGTATCGCTTCTGAGGCCAGGCTAAAAACTATTGCGGAGTGGGTGACCAGCGCGCCACAGGCTGAATGGTTGGGTCAGCATGGCTGCTTGATGGGTCAAGGCGAACTCTACGGCATGCCAGGGCCCTTGGTTTTTGATGACGATTCAGATCGGTAGCTGTGCTAGGATCAAGGCATGACATGATTTTACCAAAGGGCTACCCTGTCTTTCCAACAAGGGACAGCCTTTTTTTATTGCGCTCAAAAAATATGGCTCAGACGCAATAGAACGCCTGAGCCATCCGAGAAATCTACAGGAAATCTCTTCATCCACCAGCAGCTTACATTATCGACGGGAATTACTCAAGTCCTTGAGTAGATCGGCTACTGCCTTAGCGTTTTCCTGCAAAGTTGGCAAATACTTCAGTGGGATGCGCCCCGCGCTTAAGCATAGCTCTAGCTCGTCTAATTCCAAAAAGCTGGCTATCGCGTAAATAACGTCAGCTTTGGGCTGGTACTTGAGATCTCCCTTCTCTGCATGAGATACATGGCTTTTTGTTATCCCCGCAAAGTCGCCCACATCTTTCTGAGAGTATCCCTTAGCTTGCCTTGCCTCTTTGATCGCCTGTCCGAATGTTTTAATCATGCTGTCTCCTACTCAATTACTCAACTACTCAATGCTTGGATCGATCAGATCAGCCAATTCAACGGGAATGATTATCGGGTGCCATTTCTTTTTCTTGCTCCCGCGCTCTACCTGAAGCTGTCGCCAGCCCCAGATCTCGATCCGGTTTCCAGGAACAGAAAGCCAAACTCTCGCAACCTCTAAGCGATCGCGCCGGATCTTTTCCCGGCGCTTATTAACGTCTCCCCCCACACACGCCTGAACCGCTAAAAGCCCTGCGGCTGGCTGGATAGCCAAGATATCTATAAAACCAAACAGGTCTTGTCTTATTCGCGCGTGAGGGTTCCAGTGCTCGACTACTGCGATGTGCTGATAGCCCTGTTTTTTTAACAGCGCTATCGTGCGCTGAGTTGGAGATACGCTAGCTTTTCGCCGTTTCGCGGTAACTGGGGTTTGAAGTTCATTCATTGACGTGCCATGATTCGCTTCTCTGTGGCTTTTTCTTGTTTGAGGGCATGCCTGCATTCTTTTATCTCCTTTAGCCATGCTTTCGCTACCTTAGTCCTGCCTTACGATGTGATTTCAATCGATCTTTCCAGCTCGCCAAGTTCATACTGACTTGCCTTGGGGAAAGTTCTGTCCAAGATCATTTTTTGTATCAACTCAACCTCTTCAGGCTGAATTAAAACGTATGGCGTCAGCCCTTTTTCTAGTGCTAATTTTGTCGACTCTGCTTGCAATCCCAAGATTGCATCTAGTGCCCATTGACGAGCCGCCAAAGTCAAACAGCCTTTCTCTCCGTTCTTTTTGCGATGCCTGAAAGATTCATCCCAGCGTAGCCGCCAATAAATATCAGCCAAGCGAGTAAAAGGAGCTAAGTGAGTCCAGCGATCTTGCAATATGACCGTTTCTAGAGCTTTGTCTATTCGGGGTTTTTCTTCGTTGGCTGTGGTCACTAATGGGCAACCGATGCACCCAGTTCTACTGTTCAGCGGTTCATCATTTTCGGGATCGTAGTCGCCCATTCCATACGTTTCGAATACCCCATCAATAGGGTACCCGTACTCATATTTGGCTTCCACTAGCCAGTCCCAAACATTGCAAACACGCCAGTGTAATAGAGGCGACAACTTGTATCCTGTCCCGCTCTGGTTTTTGTGAAACCAACCTTGACCACATTCTCCATCTTCTTTATTGCAGCTAGTCGTAATTATTCGATCCCTGGCAATGCTTTCTCCCTTACGGATACCGTCAATTCCTAAGAAATCGTTGCCATATTCAGATCTGATCGCTAAACAAATTGAATCAATTTTTTCTGCCTTAAGACGATTTGTACACCACCTGAAACGATTGTGTGGAGGAGGATAACCCTTACCTAACATGGTCACAAAAAACCGCTCGGTTTTGGGTATCGTGGTTTCAAGCTGTGGTTCAGTCCGGCGGATCTGCCATCCCTTGGCTTGAAGATGATCGAGCAAACGGTTCGCCGAATCGAGCAAGGACGGCAGCTCCATTAATGTATTGCAAAAAACCAGGATTTTACTTGATGGTGATTCAATTTGCTCTGTGGCAATAAGCCAATCGATCAGTGTGGCGGTTGCCGTAGAATCCTTTCCCCCTGAATAGCCAATAACCCATGCAGAGAGATTGCTGCCATACGTATTGAGGGAGTTGATAGTTAAATCAATTGCCTCTTGCAAAGACAGCAACATTGATCTTCCGGCTTCGGTGTGCCGAAAAATGTCTAGCTGGGTATGCTTTTTCGCCACAACTTAATCCTCACGAAGTAATCTCAGCAGCTTTTCTGTACTCTGCCTGATTTGGAGATCGCGTTCTTAAATGCGACCGTTCTTTGGCAACCATGACAGTTCACTTTCAGTGGATCGTCCGTGACCTCGTCGGGTTTTTCACTGCCCATGCCGCACGCATGATAGCCAAGCGCCGGGTTTTTATAGTGAATTCGAGGTCTGTACATGAGCTTTCTTAGCCTCTGTCGGGGTTTTCCCCCCTAGTCACACGATAGTGGGGGGGGTGCTGATATCGTTAACCCCTGCCACTGAATTAGATCTACGTAGATCCGAGAGAGCCTTCTCTAGCTCTGATAAACGATATTGAATCAGTGCTAGGCACCCTAGTACACGACTAGTGTTATTGATATCGCGGACGACTTTATCTGGGCAGCACATAGCAGTAGCCATCGGATGGTTAACCTCTATGGCCTTCATGAGTGTAGGCATCGAAACGATCAGGATATCTCCTGGTTTTACATCATCAGGTATCCCGTGAAGGCCCAGGAATACTGAATTATTAAGGGGTACTTCAACTCCTTCATCTAATTGAAGGGGAGACGCTTCTTTTACACAAGAAGAGATGTGCGCTACTCCACTTGAGGGGAAACTAACTATGGGTTTCCCTGCCACCGCAGAGGCACCCCATCCCCTAGCGTCTATCTGTTGAAGATCCAGAAAGGCTTCGGGGGAATAAATATCGACAGCGTGAGGCGTCAAATTGATAACTTTCATTTTTTCTCCTTGGCTTGTGCCTGTTTCAACGATAGCAAGGGTTGTTTATATCGTCAACCCCCACTAGTGGATCAGTCGCTCAAAAATCTACGTAGATCCGCGATCGCCTTCTGAACTTCCGCTCCGTCATCGGAAGATTCCAGTACTTTCAACGCAAGCTCCATCTCCCCCTGTCGCTGAGTGAGTTTCTGACGGACTAGCGCCTTTGTCTCTGCTGCCTCTATTCGAGAAATCTCTAGAAGCAGCGATTGAGACAGCATCCCTCTGACTATCTCCGGCCAATCGCGGCCCGTTTCTTGTGCAATACGATCCACCATCGCCCACATTTCAGGGGGCATCGTCAAGAGCCTGGAAGGGTTTTGAGGCATTTTTGCGGAACTCCTAATTTAGGACAAGAATAGCATGGCTATGGTCGGGCTATAGCCATGCTATAGCCTGACCATAGCCTAGCTAGTTGCAAAGTAATAGAGGCCGTGTTAAAAGATAGTGAACAAGAGTGAACGTTCACTCTTGTTCACTCTTGTTCACTGTTTTGGCTGTATCTACTGATTTCTCATGAATACCCCTGTCGACATCTTTTTAAGTGAGCCTCAATTCAGGCAACAGGTTTGCTGGTTGCTGGGGCGATCGCTGAGCAAGACGTGGGTTTATCGGTTGAGATCTGATCTGAACTTTACCGGGCTTTTGACCTATGACCACGCGAAGGCGCTAGCCTATTACGCTCAGTTACGCAGGGCCAGAGTAGACCAGCCAACAGCGATAGCGAAGACGATTCAATTTATTGAGGAACATGGACTATGAGCATCGCAGATGAGGTTAAGGGTAAGTCTCGGCCTGTCGGCAAGGCTGGCGGTGTATCTAGCGATCTATCGCTGGCGCTGAACGAGCAAGTCCAAGCCCAAGTCGATTCAATGGTCAATGCTGCGAATGTAGCCCACATGAGCATTGAATATGCATCAGATCAGTTAGCAGGTTATTTCAGCGATGTCCTGAGTGGACGAAATCTGCTGGAGCGCACGATGCAGAAGGTTCAGGAGCGTATCAAAGAAGAAGGCTGCGTAACTATTGAGTCGGAAACAGTAAACCCGGTGGTTAATCTGCCTCGTCTTTCCTTCCGTGGATTTAGTTTTAGGAGTCTGTTTTCCGCTGGCAGCCCCGACAACCCTTTTCTACTCGGTGGGAGTGAAGAGGGGGATGGCTAACCTCACAGATAACACCAGTGAGCTGAAGTGGGTGGGAGGATTCGCCCTTATGGTCGGCATTTTGTTTGGCTACTACTTGGGATGTCATCAGGGCGATGTAGAGCCGTCGGTAAGGGGTTTAGCTGTTTCATTTGTGGAGGTTGTAGTAGGTGAGTGAACTAATTTGCGAAGAACTGATAGCCCGCCCCTCGGAAATTCAGGGCTGGACTCAGTACGGATTCATTAACGATTCCGGTGAATTTGAGCCGCTATATGGCCTGGAGTCAGGGCTGAGCCTTCATTCAGCCCTGTACTACCTGGATGCCGCTGGAGTTTGCGACATTGGCGGGCAGTATCAAATGGGGCAACCCGTCCCGGTTGAATCTGCCCCTCTTGTCGTTGCAAATAACATTGAGGCGGCACCAGCCATTGCCACCGTAGAGGTTCCGCCTACTCCAGTCTCTCAAGTTGAGGCAAATCCTGTAACTGAAGCGTCTGGCGGTGCTTGGTTTATCGGGATAGCTTTCGCGTTGGCGCTGGGCGCTGCTGGGGTTGTTTGGTCAGCCAAACAGCGATCCAAAAACGATCCAACGCCTGGGGTTAAAATGCCGAATCCATTTAATAAGGGGGGGGATTGACATGGACAAAGATGAGCTATTGATGTGTGCTCTCGGCTTCGTGGTAGTTGGCGCTGTGATTTTATCTGGTGGTAGGGATTCTGTTGGAAGCTTTCTACAGTCCAGTAGTGAAATAAAGCAACTCCGGGACAACACAGCTAAAGAGGCTGTTATCTCCGCGTCGCTACAGGAATCTGTGAGCGATCGCGCGCAAATCGCCTTGCAACGGTTCCAAAATGGCTGCGTTGTCCACCTTCAGCGTGCCGAGTATCAACGCCCTGAGGATGTGGCTGTTGGGGCTGTAACAATGGAGTTCAGGCCCATCTCAGAAGGGGAAAGCCCGATCAACTGGCAGACTGGGCAGCCATATTCTGAGGGTACTGTTTTGTGTGACTGGTTGGGTGGTGTAGGGGTCATTCAAGGCGGAACGGTCACAGACTACTCTTTCAGCGGCACGGACGTTTCGGATTTGGTGCGCAAGAACGTGGAGAAGTTTCAGTGAAATACCTCTTTCTGGTTATCGCGGCATTGATCGCCGTGTCATCAGCGGCGGCCTACCATGAGCTAGGGCTGAAACTATTTGGCTTTCTTGGGGGAGTGGGCGCGATCGCTGTTTTTGCCCTAGTTCAGGGGTTTGAATTGAAACCCATCTTCCTGACAGGAGGGCACTGCAATATTTTTGGTGGTCTGTCTAAAGCTATAGCTGGACGCCCTGCCAACTTACCGGAGACTGACCCAGAGGAATTACTTGATGCCTCTGCTTGGGCCACTTTTGGCTATGCGGTTGATTTTGTTGCCGGACTCATAGTATGGCCTGTAGTTGATAATTGGGCGCTAATCAGAGTAGGAGGGCTGACCTACCCTGATGTCAACCTTAAGCATTTAGGGATGATCTTAGCCTGTGTTTTCCTGTTGCAATGGTGCGTTCAGCAGTATTTGAGGCGGGGCGGAAAGCTGTTTAAGAGGATGGGAGCTAATGTCAAGCGCTGATAAAGAGATAAAAACTCTGATTCCAGGAAGTAATGGTGAGTATGTTCGCCATCTACTCCAAATTCATTTTGCTGGAAAGATCCCCAAAGCCCATGTGCCTCTAGGGATCATTGGTTTTGTTTTAACTGCCTCAATCTCAACAATGCCGGGGCTGCCATTTGCGGCGGCGGCGCTATTCGCTTTTGACGCGGCCAGGAGACTCAGGAAGAATCGCAGACTTGTAAGCGCCGCTTATGCCGATCCGTCTGTCCTCTATATGCGACTGAAGCCAGACGAGCAAGAAGTAGTTCGTAATTTCTTCAGTCGCTATCCCATGGAATTGCCCGCAGGAAGAATGAGGCCGGATAGCCAAAAAAAGGACTCGGCCCCTCAGCAGAAACAGCAGCAACAGAAGGGGCAGCAACAGCAGCAACAGAAGGCAGCAAACTAGACTCACAGCAACTCCCTGCTCCATTTATAGAATTCCTGTCCAAACAGTTGCATTTGTTGATTGCCGCTACGACTGGTAGCGGCAAGACCTGGCTACTGCGGGCGCTGGCTACCACGCTGTCTAATCGTGGGGCGAGTATCGTTATTTGTGATCCCAAGGGTAGTCGGTGGGGCGCTTTATCCCCTGCTGTCGTGAGGGTTCAGGCAGCAAACGATTTCCTCGAAGTCTTGAGATCTGCTCATAGAGAATTGCAGCGCCGTAGCATTCTCCTTAGTCAAGACAAACCCGTAGGTTCCCATGTTTGGGCGATCTTTGATGAGTGGATATTGATAAGGGGGAAGTGCTCTACCTTAGAGGCATCTGAACGAGCAGAAGCAGAAACCTTGCTGCTGGATATTATTGCCGCAGGGCGAGAGTTAAATATTCATCTAATAATTGTCAATCAATCTCACTACCTGGGAGATCTGTCGCTATTAGGCAACAAAAATACGTTTAGTTCTGGACTAAGGGACAACCTTTGCACGCTTGGCCTTGGTTGCAAGCATACCTACGACAACCAGGGCAACTCAATAAGGGGCAATAGTAAAACGATTGACTCTATGCTGGCGGATCCGGCACTCGTCAAGCGCCGGGATGATAGACAGAAAGCCATGGAAGCATACGCCGATATACGCGATCGCGTAAATACAAATAGGGTCTTCTGTATATACGCTGATCAGATCTATGTCGGTGCAACGCCTAATATTGAAATTCCTGAGCTGAGCAGCCTGCAGCCGTTCGGTAGATACACAAATAGGTAACAGACATACTTAGCTGAGACACATTAAACATCCGTGCACTTTATGATTGACACGGACAAAGAAATGGAAAGGATTTCCTTTATAACAGAAAGCCCTTCCTTGAGCTGGTGACTCAAGGAAGGGCTTTTGTCTTTTTGTAAACCCAGAAAGCGTCCTAGCTAAAGATCTGCTTTCTGGACTAGGCACATGGGCATTATAGCACTTACCGCAGATGCAGCCACAGCACGATTAGAAAAACCGCGATCGCTATCAGCAACATTCGCCAGAGCCATTCTGAAATTGACCTGGGGCCATTCATCAGTAGGCGGTAGGCGGCTTCGACTGGGCTATTGATGGTATCTGTTTGGGCTGGTGGGGTGGCGGCTTTCCGTTCCAGTTCAGCAGCGATCGCCTTTTCTAGGGTTACGTTGACGGTTGGAGTATCGTCTTCAAAGTCATCCTCCTCGCCGCTCCAGGTCTCATCAATTGTGCTGGTAGCAACAAAACCTTTATCGCTGAAACCGAATAGATAGGTTGCTCCATCATTGACGTTCTGCCATGAGTCAGATAGCGCTATTTTTTCCTCTCGAACCATCTTGTATGTGGGGTTTCGGCCAATGTGCATTAGCTGCCACTGATCGCGTTGATACTCTGTTAAGCATCTAAGCTTTGCTTGCTGGCGGCTAACAGATGGATGATCAATATCAATGTCGGGTTTGTTTTTAGGGGTTGATCGACCGATGATCCATTCTTTCCCCACATCAAAAGCATCCGTGTCCAGGATTCGGGGTTCTGGTGCAAGTCGATCGCCGTCAAAAAATGTTAACGAGAGTCTAGCCATGAGTTCCTTCCCGTAGTGAATCATGCCCCCGTCATCAGAATTCCCTACTGACTAGACAGGTAAGCCTGTTGCTGTAGTCTCGCCAAACCACTGAATACTAAATTGATGGTTATTTGCTCCAGAAAGGTTGGCTACTAAGGCCGTGTTGCTGCTTAGTCTGATCTCGGTACCAAATGGATAAACCTCTGAAAGTCCGATCCCGTCTGCGGTCGTTCGGATAATAGCTAGCGTGGACCCTGCCGCGCCGTCTTTAATCAATATTGTTGTAGCGTTAGCTGTTATGTTTTGTACTCGGATAGCACGAATACAAATCCGAACCCCAGCGCCCTGGGCACTGATTAACGTATTGTCTCCGCTACTCCCCGCCGTTGTTCCCAAAAACTGCTGATTTGGGTAAAGACGCGCCAGGAATCGCTTATACAGAGAATTCAGGCTAAACGTCCCAGTATTGGAGGTAGCCGCCGCGTCTGACGTAGGGCCAATGCGATCGCTTACTCCTACTAATGTTGTCTCTGTCGTTGCCCCGGTGGGCAATGAAACCGTCCCAGTTATGTTAGTAACGTTCCATGCTCCAGACTGTGTGGCGGCTACTGTTCCATCCACGGTTAGGCTTCCGCCGCCGTCGGCAACATTCCAAGTTCCAGACTGTGTAGCGGCTACCGTCCCAGACACCGTAACAGCCCCGTCCACTGTGATACTGCCACCACCGTCCACGATCGTCACGTTGGGAATCGTAACGATATCGACCTGCATTTCAGTGCCACTAACCGCCCCCGCGATCGTCGTTAGTGAGGCGTTGCCACTAGTCTGAAGGGCTGATGTAGCCGCTCCAGTAGGAAGCGAAACTGTTCCCGTGACGTTGGTGACGTTCCACGCACCGGACTGGGTAGCGGCAACAGTGCCAGACACCGTGAGAGTGGGAGCCGAAACAATATCGACCTGCATTTCAGTGCCACTAACCGCCCCCGCAATCGTTGTTAGTGAGGCGTTGTCTACCGTGATGCTACCACCGCCATCCGCAAAGTTCCACGTTCCAGACTGGGTAGCGGCAACAGTGCCAGACACCGTGAGAGTGGGAGCCGAAACAATATCGACCTGCATTTCAGTGCCAATAACCGCCCCCGCGATCGTCGTTAGTGAAGCGTTACCACTGGTCTGGAGAGTTGAAGTGGCAGGGTCAATCTGTGTACCGCTTGTGTTTTCTACTCTGTGGGTCACTCGGTAGGCATTGGCCCCATTAGTTCCATCTCCGTCTGCCTTGACATAAACAAGGTTACCGTTCCCGTCTTTAGCTGCTAAATTAGCCACTTTCTTCCCCCTACATTACCGCTAGCGTTACAGAGTGATTTTGATCGGAAAAATCAAAACTGATATTGATATTGATTATGATGAGTACCCCTATCTCTACCCCATCGATCAGCACTCCCCAGACGAACGCGGCAAGCGGCACCCCTGAGGCAGCTATCGCCCCACCAGCAGGCACCCCGCTTAATGTGTAACTGGGTAGCTTATTCCCGATCACTTGGCTCATACCTCATCAACTCCCATATATCCCTGTCGGGCAACAATAAAATAGCCATCGAAGAACTTAGTACCTAGAAAAGTTCGATAGTAATCCGCCGCCCCTACGGGTTTGATGTACCAGGCATACCCGTATCGCACTGACTCAGCCTCACCTAGTAGTGTCACTAGTTGAGCGCTGGTGAACTGGGCAAAAACGCTAGTCACTGTAGCTGTATTGGTTAACCTGGTCAGGCCCGCGCCTACCGATAGCGTTAGTTCTGGGATATCTGCAACCGGAGAGGCAGCCCCTTTGCGATCTAGCTCTTGTTTAAATACTCGGAGTTGAATTGAGGCGTTAGTAAAATCTGTTGTCGTGTCCAGTGCGTTCCTGGTAAACGTAGCTAGCAATGGCTCAGACGTTGCCCCAACTGTAATGATTTTCTGATCTAGATAATCACTCATCAGCACTCACCTCCTTCAATGGATAGCTGAGCCGCTAGACTCTCAATAGAAACAATTCCCGCCAGTGTCACGATCGCGATCTCAGCCGCCAACGTTTCAATCTGTATTTCTCCCGCCAACGAAACAAGCGAGGTAGCCGCCGCCATCGTTTCAACTTGAAAGCCACCAGCCAGTGAAACAACCGATAGGCAGGGCAGGAAATTAACGATAACAACCGTTATCAACCCAGGATGCAGCCCTAGAGGGTAGATGGTTCCTTGTATGCCAAGTGGATAGAGCATTAGATCGGTTCCCTCCAGTAAGCATCCTGTGGACTAGTCGCAGGCGTAACCCCGTCCTCCTTGTATAGCTCAAAGGTTGCCACAACATTCCCCGCCTCATCGTATTGAGTAGCGAGAGGAGGGGATACGGAGTAATCCATCTTGAACCGCCCCACACCAGCCGCCTCGGCCTTCCTTAAGCTGGACATCGTTAGCGCCCCATAGGTCGTCAATGCCGTAGAGACTGCGTTCTGAGTGGCTATGTTGTCCAACGGGACAACATAGCTAGAGGTAGGCAATCGACTACTAACGGCCGCGTCCAGATTGTCTAGATTGGCGGCTCTGCCACTGGTCAGCCTGACTAGCAAGGTAGTTACGCCGCTAGAGTCGGGAAGAGTGTTTAGTCCGATGAACTGTGTCCCGTCCCAATATGAAACCCCAGCGGTTCCGATCAGTTGGTTGGTCGCGTCATAGAACAAAAAAGCATAGTAGCCAGCAGCGCCGCTCATATCCCCAGCGTAAACCCCACCTGCCCCAGTCACCTCAGCCAGTGGGATCGAGCTGCCTAACGTCGTGCCTTGAATGGTTCGAGCATATAGCCCGCTTAAGCTGGGTTCTCCAATCACTAGCTTTATCTCGTTCATGGTTACCTCCAAGCGGCTGGAATGCTGGCGTAGTTTGACAGTGAGGTGCCGCTGTGATTACGAAAACAAGCACTACTATTGGAAACTCCACCCGTTCCATAGTTACAGTTCCACAAGTCAGGGGCCGTCCCTTGAGGCCCAGTGGGGGTGAATCTGAATGTGTCCTTGAAGTTTATTGTTTTATTGAGGAACCGTGTGCTTTGCTCCCCAGGATTATAAAAAATATCGGCTGTGATAACTGCGGCGCAAGAGGTTATAAAAAAGGTGCCCTGGAAATTAGTGGCTGCTGTGTTGTTACGGAACAGACCCGCAGGAATAGATCCTGTTAGTCCAGTACAAACATTGAAAGTATTTTCAAAGGTAGCAACTGCTGTATTGCTATCAAACAGTCCCGAAGGAATAGATGTTAATCCAGTGCAGCCAGAGAAAGTACTCGTAAAAGTAGTAACCGCTGTATTGGTGGCAAACAACCCTGACGGAATTGAACCCGTTAGTCCAGTGCAGCCAGAGAAAGTACTCGTAAAAGTAGTAACCGCTGTATTCAGGCGGAACAGTCCCGCTGGGATTGCCCCGGTTAGGTTGTTGCAACTGTGAAAAGTCTCCGAAAAGCTGGTGACCGCCGTGTTTGAGTTGAACAAACCGCTAGGGATAGATCCGGTTAAAGCACTGCAACCTCTAAATATTTGGTAGAAAGTAGTAACCAATGTATTGTTATTAAAAAGCCCTGATGGAATTGATCCGGTCAACCCGCCACAGTTGTAAAGTACAGAGCTAAAATTAGTAACCAATGTATTGTTATTGAATAATCCAGACGGAATAGATCCGGTTAAACCAGAACAGCCCTCAAGTGTACTAGCGAAAGTAGTAACTGCGGTACAGGCGCTAAATAAATTGCTAGGAATTGATCCGGTTAAGCCGCTACAACCTTGAAAAGTTGCGGAAAAAGTAGTAACTAATGTGTTATTGCTAAACAATCCAGACGGAATTGATCCGGTCAATCCGCCACAGTTTTGAAATGTACTAGCGAAAGTCGTAACTGCGGCATTAGTGCTAAACAGTCCAGCAGGAATAGAACCAGTCAGGCCAGGACAACCTGTGAATGTCTGAAAAAAAGTAGTGTTTCCCGTGTTAAGACTAAACAGCCCCGATGGAATTGATCCGGTTAGGCCAGTACAGTTGGCAAAAGTATTTGAAAAGCTGCCTGCTGCCGGATTGTGATCGAACAGTCCAGACGGAATACTTGTTAGCCTGGCGCAATTGCCGAACAGGCTAGCAAAGCTAGACAGCCCCGGAAAATTACACATCACCCCGGTGGAAATCAAGCGGTTTCTGGTAGTGGCGTTACTCCCCAAGCGGAAAGAGCCACCAGAGCTAAAACTGCCACTAATTTTTATTGTATAGGTGCCCGCGTTAGTGTACGTTTTCGTCTTTTGGCCCGTTGTCGTGTAGTTATTGTTGGTACTATCGCCCCAGTCAACCGTAATATTGATGCCAGAGCCAGACGCGATATTGACGGTGTAGTCTTCGTTTGGCGCGGATGTGACAACCGTCAGATCCCATGTGGTAGGAGCCGCCGATGCCGCCACAGGGCTGATCAAATTCCCTAAGCTTCGCCCCTGAAGTAGCGGCATTAGTTTAGTTCTCCCTGCACAAACTCAGGGGTAACTCGCTCTGTTAGCCCTAATTGCTCGTATCGTGGCGGTTGTTTTAAGAGCGGTTGCCAAGATGGATCAGGAACCGTCGCAGTCTTGTCGATTTCACTACTAATAGCGATCGCTGTTTCTGGAGATAGGTGTAGGCGCTGTACCAGTATCGTCGTTAGTGCTGCTAGGGTACCCGTTTGACCACCCTCGACTAGATATCGCACCGCCGCCAGAAACGGCATTTCTCCAGTAGCGATCGCATTAAAAGCATTAGCTACTGAATCAATTGCCGATTCCGTGACCGATTGGTTTTTGTAGGAATCGGAGAGGTAAACCGAGAATGAGGGGAGGCTTAAAATGCTAGCCTTTTCCTCCCTGGTGAGCACCCCTAGTAAGGATTCCATTGTGATCGGCACACTGACCATAACCTGCCCCTGAGCGTCAGGGTTTGGGATGGTCGGCTCATGGTTAAGCCATTCAGCGATCGCCGGGTAGTCCTGGCCGAGCGCGGCCAGTTCCGGCGTGGCGTCTATCAGTTCTTGTAGGGTCATATTGTCCAGTAATCTCTACTGTCAATATTCCCTGTTGCTAAATGGCGTTTTTAGGACGGCTCTAGATACTCGCACTTCTGTGCTAAATAAACATAGCCATCAGGGGGATACGGGATATCCATATCAACTATTTCTATTAGCTCTATAGAGGGAATAGCCGGATCTATCTCATAGTGAAAAATCTGACTGCCCGAAACATAATAAAAGGTATTTCCTTGCCATGAACCGCGTCTGTTCCCTTCAAATGTGACAAGATCATCTGGATTATTGACGATAGTTAATGATCTTGGGCCTACCTCCCCCACCTGAAAATACCAAGGGTTGGGGAATACACCCAGCACGGCTTGTCGGTCGTTCCGAGGAAAGAAGTCATCAGTGCTAGTGCCAGCACGATAGTCCAACCAACCATCACGGGCTGGATTAGTTGCAGGTAACACAAAACGCTCAGCAAATTCAAAAATATTAGCAGGACGATTGTAGGAATAGCTATCTACCTGTCCGTTGAAGTCACGACTAAAAGATGTCGCTCTTGTAGTTGACTGAGCCAGTCCCTCCTCGGTTTCGTCTACGGAGTTTCTAAACTGTCCCCACGAACCGTTATGGACTTGTGGAGTCATTTCTAGCCTAGGCCGACCGAGAGTCCAGAGATCGAACTCATAATATGAGGAACTGTTTACAGATGAGGGGTAGGTGCCTTCAAAAAATTTCAGGTGTGCTCCCGGCCCTGCCACTGCACTGTTATCTGTAGGCAAGAAGGCGGTTACTGCAACAGAAAAGCTAGGGCTACCATAATTGACCGTAAAGGCGTAATCCCATATGTCGGTAGCCAGGTTTACCCGTTCGTAGAAGCGGGGCACTCCGTCCAGAGGTAACCCCAATTCTTGCAGTGCGCCAACATCGAGCGGCGTTGTTTCTGCATCCCTGACCTCGACCCCTTTCAACACAAACAAGCGATTGTCAGATATCCGCCTAAACAAAAAACTCATGATGGCAGTGCGACCGGAAGCATACCAAATATGTCCCAGGATGTTCACTAGACGGGCCTCAAGGTGACAGTAGCGATCAAAATTCCTTCGCCCGCGCTGGTCACGTTTAGAGCCAAGTAGCCCCCCGCATCTAAAACGGTTTCGCCTAAGACGACGGCCCCGCCATTTATTAGCAGTGCCCCGGTTCCTGTTGTCGCGGTAGTCCCGTCTGAGTTCTTGTTCTGTAGTTGCAGTGTTTCAACTATTCGCGGAATGTCGTTTGATCCGATCACAGGATACTGCTGAACCGCTGGGCGTTGAATCCCAACTGTTAACAGGTTGGTCGCGGCGCTGATGACTTCCCACGCCCCATCTTCCGTCCCAGCGGCGCTAGTTCTCCATTGATAGAGTATCCCCGCATTGTCCCTAAAATAATGGTCTTGGGGATAGCGCGGGGGAAGCTTGATTCCCGAATCATCCCCTTCTCTGTCGTTGGGGTCAAATGTACCGCGCTGTGGCCCTCGATCCGCTGCGATCTGCCCCAGGTCGTTAGCAACATTCTTGAAGGCATCAGAGACTTCTTTTCGCAATGCCTCTAAAGAAGGCATCCCGTCTACAATCCCATCGTTATTGGGGACACGCTGACCACTTGGAGCAGATCCACTGGTCGCACTGCGTCGCAACGGATAGCCATCGTTTCCCCCTAGCTGACGATAACGACCGCCGCCTTGAGAGTAGGTTGTACGACTGGCGCGATCGCTGTTAGAACGACGACGCGCTTGACCTCGCTCTAAGCGACCGGATTGTGAATCAAGTGCGCGTCTTAAGGCTCTAGATTCCGGCATTATGTGAACTGTCCTCCCGTATCCTTTAACCCGGCTACGCTACCAGGAAAGTAGCTAGCCTCAATTCCCCCGCTGTACGTGTTAACTACAGAATTGCCCGTAATCAGATGCTTTTGGCAACCAGTGGCAGGCGATCCACTGAAAGCGATGTCATAGCCAGCCCAGAGCGCGGTAGTTTGCAACTCCGTGAAAATCGAGAACTTTGGGGAGCCAGATAGCGTAACGGTTATTGAGTCGTTTAGCGAGATTCCCCCGCCAGATCTTTCCCGATAATGCCTAGCAGAATTATTGCTAACCCCAGCGCCACCGCTGATCGTGTAGTTGGTCAGGACAAAGATTGAGCTATTGGTTTCCGCTTGTATATGGGCACAAAAAACATTGCTGTTTGCCAAGGCGCCAAAGTTCACCGTGTCCAGTTTGATCTCGGCAAAATATTGAGTTCGTAGGGCAATATTCCAACTGCCATTAGTTGAAAGATTGATATGAGTAAGGGTTACGCTTTTCAGCGTGACGCCTTGAACGTTTTTCGCTTCAACCAAGGCGCGAGCATCAACGCCATTATCAGCCAGATCGCCACTGCTTTGAAGAATGCCGCCGTTAAAGTCAAGAACTAAAGCTCCTCCCCCTACAGGCTTTTTCATGATCAGAGAGGCTGCCTGGTTCCAGGTTTGGGCGGCTACGCCTGCTTGAATCGTCACTGTGTAGCCACCATCATCAATTCTGGATGCTGCATCGATCGCTCCCTGCCAAGTGAGAAAAGCGCCCACACTGTTATTGGTTAGTCCGGTGTTGCTGTCGTTGCCATCGCTTCGCACATAATAAGTGCGGTTTGCGGCAAGAACTGCCCGCCCGCCACTAACAGAGTCCGATCCGGCAACATCGCCAGGGAAAGTTGCCGATCCGCCAACCACAGTAATGATTGAAGGATAGCTTGAATTGAACCTCTGTCCAGTGGCAGATCCGACATAGGTTTGATTGACGGCTAAAATCCGACCGCTTCGTGCTGCGTAAGCGAAGGCGAAAGCGAAGGCGGGCGTACCCGTAACCCCAACAGTGTAAGAACTTTCAGCCCCTAAGCGAATATAGCCAGCGTCATAGACTTCGGCATGGCTATTACCGCCGCCACTGATTGAATAATTGCTGATCGTTTGAATAACGGCTTCCGCGCCTGCAATCATGTGACTGTAGGCAGTGGGCCCAAAATCGCAACGATCAATCTCAATAAAAATATTGGGAAGAAACGTCGCATTGACAGCATGACCTGTCCCCGTTGTCTGGATTTTTAAGCCCCGCAATTGATAGGTTGAGGCTACCGAACTGTTACCACCGAAAGCGTCGTTATTGGTCGTTGAGACAACAACATTGCTGGGCGTTGCCGGATCGCCTTCAATGATGATCCGAGTAAACCCAATCACTTGCTTAAACTGCACTGGCGTCGTGTAAGTACCCGTCCGAACCTTGATTATGCCTTCATAAAGCCCCCCACCGTCGATCGTGGTCAAGACATCGATCGCCTTTTGAATGGTCAGGAACGCTCCCCCTGCCGTATTAGTCAGTCCGCTGTTACTGTTATTGCCATCACTTCGCACATAGTAGGTGCGGCTAGCAGTAAGAACTTCCCGCCCGCCATCTCCGCCTCCCGCGCCGCTCCCTACCTGGGTTTTAGATCCAGATGAGTTAATCGTGTAAAGTTTGCTATCGGCACTGTCAGCAAATAAGACGAGCGTTCCGGCTGCTGGTGTACTGGGATCTGAACTTTGCTCAGTGAAATTAATAGAGCTGGCGGCTGATACTGACCCGGTAGCCCCAGCCGAACCAGTCGCCCCCTTAATGGAAACAGTCAAGGCGGTTGCTACGCCATCAGCAAAGTTGCCAGTGTGGGATTGATAGGTTACAGGTACCGTTCTATCAGAACCGTTGTCTACAACCGCGCCGGAAACCGCAAAATAGGCTTTATTTCCGGCACTGTTGGCAGTCATCAGTATTAGTTGAGATCCTACAGATAAGCTGGCTAAGATCGCTTCGATTGCCGCACCATCTGCATCGGTTTCGGAGATAAAAAGGTTGGTAGTCGATGCGATCGCTGCATTGTTAAACCTAATCTCGCCAGACGCGGCCCCGGCGCTTGTTCCCGTGTCAAAGGTAAGCGCAATTCCCCCGGCGCTCCCCGTATTCCCTCTAGGAATAGTAAAGTTGAAGGTAGCAGCGCTTGAACTGCCAACGTTGGTCACAGTAGCTCCACTGCCCGCCGCGCCAGTGGTCACGGTGCCTACCGCGATCGTTGCCGCCGTTCCAGTAGCTCCAGTGTTGCCTCTAGGAATAGTAAAATCGAAAGTGGCAGCGCTTGAACTGCCTGCGTTAGTCACCGTTGCACTGCTACCCGCCGCGCCAGTGGTCACGGTGCCTACCGCGATCGTTGCCGCTGCCCCCGCTGCTCCGGTTTGCCCCTGCGGTATATCAAAATCAAATACAGCAGCGGACGTAGTGCCGACGTTGGTCACAGTAGCCGGGTTACCCGTCGCAACTGTCGTCACATCCCCCACTGAGATAGTCGCCGCCGTACCCGCTGCACCGCCGCCAATCAGAGTCAAATCACCTAATGAGGTTCCCGTACTGCGGTAAAGCTGCTCTGGTGACACATCTGTTCGCACATAAAACACGCCGGATTGGGTAGGAGTAAACGCCGTAGGTGATCCGGTAAACGTAAGCGCTTTGCTAGGGTGTAGCGCCGCGCCGGACAACGCATTATGCTGTACGCTCATCTCAAACCATCTCCACTACTGGACTACTACTTTCGTAAACAGGGGTGGCCCCATCAAGAATCGCTACGCTCGTTATCGGGATTGATGGGGGGTTTGGCTCCAGCAGGGTTGGAGCCGCTGTCGTCCCAACTAGGATCCCTGTCCCGATCGCTGTCGCTCGATCTGCGCTATGCCCAAAAGCAATGCCATCTATTCTATAGTGACGAATTGAGCCGTCAATCATTACAACATCAACAGGAAAGAGTGGGGGTTGAGATAGTAGGGTTTCGTTGACGGGAAATTCAATGAGCGCCGCTCGGTGCCGTCCGGCTATTAACTCAATATGCTTTTGAGCAATCAATTCACATTGGCTATCACTAAACCCGTACTCTATCGGATAGAGCCGTTTACGAGTGCGACCACTGCCGCCGCCTGGAAGCGTATACGCGGCTTCCCCCGTGAATTCAATATCTTTGATAGCGCTTCCGCCGTCCCAGATCTCGGCCTTAGGCGGTTGCTCGTTGCCTGTGCTGCTGGTGCTGCTGCTGCCACTGGTCAGCGACCCTTTGGGGCTGGCCTCTGGGCTACTGTTTTTTGTCGTCTTGGGATAACGAACAGTTTCCGTGCGTCGCCAGCGATCGCCGCCCTTGTTCTCCCAGGTCGTCTTTTTTTCTCTGAATAGCTTCATCGTGAGCACTGGAGCGTTCCAGACGTATCCATTACGCAACGACTCATCAATGAGATACTGCATCCTGTGGCCCTGCTCGACTATTTGAGTAATGGTGTCGTCCGTATCTGAGGCATAAGTATAGGTCGTGACGTTCTGCTCAGTTAAGTCCATGACCGCCGCGTTAGTCCTAGTGGGAAAAAAGGTAAAGCGAGGCTGTCTAATGTTTTCAATAACTTCAGTAAGCCTCCCTCTCTTGGTCAGGTCGTAGCCTTTTATCGTTTCCGTCTTTTTCCAGACACGCGGTACACAGGGGGACATCCTGCTTGTGTAGGCGATATCTTTGGCGGTGGCGGTGGGCGGGGACTCTTCGGTTACGGTAGTCCGGTGGACAACTTCGTCAGCATCCACCTCCCAACGGATCACGGTAGTGGTTCTACCGATCAGCCCCTCCCCTGGGCACAACACGCCGCCGTACTCGTAGGGTTCGCGATCGCCTGTCACTGTCACAATATCAATGATGGGCTGCTCTACCTCTTCTGTGGCGGCCCCTGGGCCTGCTACTCTCACCAACTCAGGAGGGCTGCCTTCAACCTTAGTGGGGGTATAGGTGACCTCGTTACTCCCTAGTGTGATTGTGATGGCTGGTGCCGCTATCGACAGGTTTAACGGAGCAGAAACAATATTGCCGCTGGCATTCTGATAGATATAGCGAAAATCGTTGCAATGGGCGATGTTGCCCGCCTGCTGAATAAATGAACCGTTAGCGCCTTTCCCCTCAGGGAACGCGAGGGAGTAAGGCCATGTGCCCAGGCTAATGATGCCTAACGGGATCTCGTTAGCAACCAGCAGGTTAGTTGCGATCGCGGCACAGCCTAGCGCTGTGCCTACCTCAACCCCAGTCTCATCCCTATCAAATTCATAGGTATCATGCCACGCCATTCGACAGCCCAGGGAAACGGTCAACCCCTCTCCTGGTACTGGGAAATCGGGTTCTTCCAGGATGAATAGTCGTCCATGGGGATGATCAACCCATCCCGTCCCGGCGTTGTTTCTACACTGAACCCTGACAGTTTGGCCCGGTCGCCAGCGTGCTGGGTTGTCGTAGGGGTCAATGCTTTCAGGGTTGCTAGCCACACTGGAAACGATCAGAGTGGCGTCAATAACCAGCAAACCAGATTCATCAACACTACTGATAGAGCTAGAAAAGTCAGCTATTGACGCCGACCAATCTTGCTCGTCAGCGCCAATCAAAACGCGAAGTAGACGGCTAGAAATATCAACGCTGCTCATACTTCCACCGCTGTAAATGTGAGTTGTCGCGCCTGTTGCAGGTCATCAGCCCATAAGCCCAAGTATTGATCCCAATCTCCGTCTAGTTGCAACTGGATTGAGAAAACCCCGTACCCTTTCCGGTTGTTAGCGCCCCATGAGGGAGTAGTTTCAGCCAATAAAACGCGGCTATTGTAACCCGTCTGATAAACGACCGGATCAATTTCGTCAATCAGTCTCAACGCTCCCCCCGCCTGTTTTTGATAGAGGGCCAAAGCATAGATCTGGTCAGCCTGATCGCGGCTCACCCAAGGGGCCAGCGTCCAGATAAATCGGGGTGCCCAGGCACCGCCTTGAATTGGAGTAGTGCCCCAGATACTCGGTTCCCCCGCACTGTCAAATCCGAAAGCGGCGCGGCTAGAGAGGGGTGCGTCTTCCCCTGCCTCTGATAACGCGATCGCTGTGATGGGAGATGAGGCGAATGTTGTTGAAGATACGCCTGGGATGCCAATAGTAATCTCTCCAATAGCCATTAGAACGCCCTCCCCCTGCTAAGTTTGCGAATTTGCTCTAGCTGTAGCGCCGCCATATCCTGAATTGGCTGAGCCGTAGTTAGATGATAGGTGGGAGACTGGGCAACGCGACGGCCCCGCCGAACCTCTCTTATCAGTGTGTCTAACTGAGCCTCCAATCTGCCCGTGTTGTTGCTTAGGGTGCCTGCGATCGCGGGGTTTCCCATCAAGGCGGTGGTTTGTCGTGCTGTAGCGACATAGCCCGCTCTAGACGGATAAATCAACTCCGGCCCTTCTTCCCCCACTAGGTACGGCTGCCCTGGCTGGATGGGGCCACCTAAGCGCCTAGGGGTGGGCGCGATGCCTTGCTTGGCTGACTCTAGAATATTCTTGACCTGTTGAGCCGTCTGCAAGTCTAGTTGACGCTGTTGAGCCTTGAACGCCGCTTCCGCCGCTTGCTGTTCCTGATCGAACGTCCGTTCTAGTTGTCGTTGCTCATCCTTGAACGCTCGTTCTAACTGCTGCTGTTCCTGTTCAAAAGCTTGTTCTAGCTGCCGCTGTTCCTCATCAAATTGCCGTTCTAGTTCCTCCTGTCCACTGCGGAATTCCTCTTCGTCTAGTCGCTGTTGCTCCTCAAATTGCCGCTGTTGTTCCTGCTGAGCCTGTTCAAACTCTTCAGATCTTGCCTGTAACTTTTCTTCAAAATCCTGTCGCGCTTGTTCTAGAGGGCTAAGGGCAACTTCGTCTGAGCGCTGCGATAAAACAGAGCCCCGCTGACCCAGCACTTCCGACTCAATTTTTCGGCGCTTTTCAAGCTGCTGATCTTCTAGCTTGAATTGTTCCTTAAGGGCACGCCGTTGTTCTTCGTCAGCGGCCGCTTCAAGCTGAACGCGCCGCTCAACTTCATCCGTGAGCACGTCAAACTCGCGGTTACCCTGGTCGCGCTCGGCGTCCAACTGCTTCTGAAATGCCCGTTGTTTTGCCTGCTGTTGATTGTTAAACGCATCCTGCGCTGCCTGCTGCTGGCTATTGAATGCGTCTTCCGCTGCCTGCTGCTGACTGTTGAATGCGTCTTCCGCTGCCTGTTGGCTATCTTGAAAAGCGGCTTCTTTCGCCCGTTGTTGATCGTTGAATGAATCCTCGGCCGCCCGCTGGCGATTCTCGAAAGCGTCAGACTGAGCCTCTTGCCCCGCATCAAACTGCGCCTGGGCTGTCTCCCTGGCTGTGTCCCGCTCCCGTTCGATTTGCTCAACGATTTTATCAGCGGCTTCTTCGGCTGCTTCGATCCGTGCCTTTTCCGCTGCCTCTTGTGCCGCCACGTAGCTCTGAGCGATCGCTACTCGATCTGAGGCAAGATCCGATTCTATTTGCTGAATAGCATTGGCGACCGAGGCAGCCTCTTCCTCGCTCAATCCGCCCCCTGATTGAATTGCCTTTAGCTGGTCTAAGTATTTTTTATTTTGGTTGACCCGATCTTTCAATGCGGTTTCTTCCAGAGCCGCTACATCCTCGGCGCTGGCCCCCTCCTCTAAGCGACTGGCGATCAGGTTTTTGTTATCGGTTTCAATCTTTTCGAGAGCAGCGTTATTGGCATCAGCTAATTTCTTCAGCCGATCTTCGACCGCTTCCGCTTCCTCTTCAGACGGCCCCGGCAATGCTGCTTTTTGATCATTCAAGGTTGTAGCTGCTTGCTGCAAATTGTTAAAAGCGCCGCCTAGGTTGTCGATCGCCTCTTTAGACAGGCCAGCTCCCTCTTTTAACTGATTAAGCCCCGCTGCATCCGCCCCACCAATAGCGCCCACTCCCTCAATTAACTTGTCAATCTGGGCTAACAATGGTTCCAGTAAAGGGATAAACTCTCCAATTGTGTCGATCGCTTGACCTACTGCCACAGGCAACAGACCGAACATCTCCATCAACCCTCGCATTGCCTCAGTAACCAAGTTGATTGTGGAAGGGAATTTGAGAAAGCGATCGATATTGTCCCCGACGACTGGCAGCCCCTCGGCGGAATTAACAAGCTGCGTCAATCCGTCAGCCAATCCGATCAGGAATTGGATTGTGCCGCCAATGGCTTGAATGACAGTAGCTAGACTCTCTATCTGCCCTGCTATCTGCTCAATGTTGCCCTCTTCGGCTATAAAGGCTGTCACTGCGTCAATGATTTGAGCAAATTGATCTACCGCCTCATTAGCTAAGGTTGCAAAGGCAGCCCCTAGCTCCTCTGCGATCTCCGGGTTCCCCTCCAGGACTCCTTGCAAGCGCTCTGATGCGTCTGTGATTGCGTCAAACCCGTCAAAGTTTTCGCCCACATTGGCGAGGATTTCTGTGAACTCTTGCAGTAGCCCCGATGTCAATGGCTGAAAAGCTTTGAATACGGACTCCTGAAAGCGCGTAAAACTGTCCGCGATATTAGAGACAATGCCGGGAATGGTCTGGCTTTGGGCTGCCATAAGGCCCCCAAAGCGACCGCCTTCTGCAGTAAGGCTAATAAATGCCTGCTCTAGCTCGTCAAACCCGACTTTTCCCGCAGAAACCAGATCTCTTACTTTGCTTTCAGATACGCCAAACTGAGCCGCCAATTCTCCAATAATGGGGATGCCTCTCTCAGTCAATTGGTTGATGTCCTCAGCAAACAGCCTTCCTTGAACTCTCGCCTTGCCGTAGATGGTAGCGAGTTCCCCAAAATCCGTGTTGACACCTGCGGAAACATCCCCGACCCGTCGCAAAGTCTCGATCAGGTTTTCCTGTTCAAAGCCAAAGGCTATTAATTGCTGCCCCGCTGCTCTCACCTGAGGCAGTTCAAAGGGCGTCGTGGCGGCAAAGTCGCTCAAGTCTGACAGAGTAGCTTTTGCTGCATCAGCGCTACCCAGCATCGTAGTAAAAGCCACTTCTGCCTGTTCCGCCGCGCCGCCTACCTGCAAGGTCTGTCCAGCAAACCCGACGATCGCTTGTCCTAGAGATCTCACAGCGCCCGTTACAGCCTGGATAGCTGCAAAAGCCCCAGCACTCGCCAACCCTGCTAGAGCACTATTCAACCCTTGGGCCTTCCCTGACACGGCCCCGGTTGTTTTTTCTAGTTTTAATAATTCATTAGTAATCTGCTTAATTTCAGCGTCACTAAGGTTATAGGCATCCTGTAACGCCTTGGCTGTATTAGCAACCCGCTTGTTCTGCTCTTGGAGCTTAACGACTTCGTCGTTGATTTTCTTAATCTCACGAACAGTCTGGGGGCCGCCTGTCGCTCCAATTTTGATGCCTAATAATAGATCAGCCACAGTCCCCCCTAACTAGCGTTCCAGTCGCGTCTTAGTTGCTGCTTAGCGGCGCTCAATATCGCCTTGTCTTTCTGTTCCTGGCTAGCAAGTGCCCATCCCTTCTCGCCAATCGCGTAGAGCAGATCACGCGCTGGCTGTGATTTGGCAAGGGTCACGGCATCCGCTAAGTTCCCCTCACAGACGGCGGCAATCGCGGCTAGCAACTCAACTCGACTAGATATCGGTTCACCGCCTAACAGTGGCGGGTGCCTCGGCTCATAGGGTTTGTTCAGCGCCGTGAGCGGGGCCGTGGTTTCTGAATCCAGCGGAAACAATAACCAGCCCACCATCTTAGGCGTTGTCCAATCTCGCTCAATACCGTTTAGATCAAGACAGCGATCGCACTCATGCCGAAAGCGAGAGTCTTCTAAATAGAGCTGATCCAAGCTGTAGTCGTCTGGGGATTCTTCTAGTAGCAAGTTCAATCGTTCTAGTCGTTCCCAAAACTCATGCCAGCCGTCAGCCGAACAGCCCCAGACCTGACGATAGTGCCCCCTGCGATCGCGGAACTCTAACGCCCCACATCGCAGCAGACGATAATCAAAACCGTCATTGTCAGAGATCCACGGCATAGCTCAACCTAGGTCAGCGTGTTGAGGTTCAGGATTCTAAACGGCTTATCCCAACCAGAGGGAGTAGAAAGACCACAGACAACAGAAACAGTGGGAACAGCATCATCAATCGTGATGGTTGGATCCTCGCTAATTGTCGCTTTCGGGATGTGTATTTTAGTGCCTGCGGAGAGACTGGGGATAAAGATGGTGCCCCAAAACTCAAATTCTCCCCACAAGGAAGCACCAGACGGCCCGCCCAAATCCTGGACTGAAGTAGCTGTAGCAAAGGCAGTATAGGCAACGGGTGCCCCAGCCTGGGCAGCGTTAAACGTAAGCAGGTTGTTTGCTAACTGGACTTGACCCGCGCTAGGCGCACCGCCCGCAACGGTCAGGGTTTGACCCGCTTGCCCCCAAGCGCCGGACTGTGTAATGACAACGCTCATGCTAGTTAGGTTGGCAGTCACTACAGACGTATCCGCGATCGTATAGGCGGGGGACGTGGGCACCGTGCCATACTTGAGGGTAGGAATAGCCACACTGGAAGCGGTGCGCGGGAATTGGTTTAGGGCAAATCCCAAATTGCCCCAATCAATCTCGTTATAGGAAAGGGTAAAGGTGTAGCTGGTGCTGCCCTTAACGGTCGTGGCAGTAACCAACTCGCCAGAGCTATTAAATTTCTGGGACTCCTTTGACGTTGATTCTGATGTCAACTCAAAAGACAGCAGCCCCAAGACAAGCATTTTCTGATCATTGGCGGCGGTGCCAGAGAACGCCGTGGTGCGGATCCACGGATCGCCTATGCCCTTAAACATAATCTATCCTCGCTCTAAAACTGTTTAGTAGCAGTATTCCCTATCTCGGGGGCTTACTCTGAATGACAAGACCGAAGCGTGCATCTAGGCGATAGTCAGCGTCATTCTCTCCCGGAGGGATGATCTCAGCGCCGCCCCAAGAAAGGAAACAGCCCGCTAGTCCCTCTACCCCGGTCAATGACCAGCCCGTTAATCGTTGATACAGCAGATCAGCTACTTGATTGCGGAGGGTTAGGGAATTCGCCGATATTCGGGCATTGAGGGTTATCGTCTGAGTTATCTGACCACTAACGCTATTCCCTTTTCCCTGAATGGGACTCCAAGCAATCCAGGCCAGCGTCACACTATTGCTAGCCACAAAGCCCGCCTCAGCGCGGCTATCGGGCAACCCTTGAACCGCCACACCCAGATCAATTACTGGCTGTAGTCGGGTTCTCATTTCTGGGATGAGCGCCTCAGTAGCGCTAAAGAAATTAGGCAGCATGGCGTTAACGTCCTTCTAGATAAGCAAGAAAAGCCGCTTCAGCGAACGGCCCCACTTTTTTCTCAAAGCCCTTGAAAATATTACGCTCTGGTAGTCCTGGATGATTGACCTGACGAGCAGAGCGCCATCCACTAGCCGTATAGAAATTTAAGCGCTTGCTCTTGCGAGGTCGGATCATGCGCGGAGCAGTACCCAGCATCACCCATGGGGCATACTCTAGATTAGTCCCGATCTGAACTTCGGCGGCCCCCGTCCGGGCATAGGAGATACTAGCCAGTAGCGCCCCATCCCGGCGCAAGATGCCCC